CGCCCCGCAAGTTTGCTATGGCGGCAAAGGAACTAGACAAGGGTTTTGCTGATACCCTCAAGATATTAGCGCGTGAATTATCTGGAGGACAGGTCTGATGGCTGAAGAATTTAAAAAGAAATTTGGTTTTGAAAAACCTTCTACGATGTATGGTGGAGAAAACGCTGCATTTGAGGCAGTGCCAAATTTAGACCCGACCCGCGACAAACTTTTTTCATATTTGGAAGAATACCTTCCAAATCAAGCTGGCAACATTGTCGGCGGTGAGGGCCGTGGCTTTATGAATATGGGTTACATTGATATTCCCGTTATTGGTGACGCTATGGACATCTACGATGCCAGTGGCCGACTGATAGACGCATACAAAACAGACAATTACACGGCCCGTGATGATGCCATGATTGGACGGCTTCCCTTTGCCGCGCAGGTTGCCATGATGTTAACCACTGACAAAGATGGCAGCAGCCCCGTCAGTGGAGATTATTACAGAAACAAAGCAGAGCCAATGACTTACCTCACAACAATCGCTGGGGCTGGGGGCGTACTAGCTGGTCTGGGCGTAAAAGCAGCAAAGTTTTTGAGTGTATTAAAAAATAAAGTTGATCGTGTATTTCCCGATCCATCTAATATGGATTTGCAAATGGACGCAGCGGCTGACAGCTTGACAGCAAGACGCCCTACAGGATCACAGACCGACCTATCGGGCGCACTAGGGCAGTTTAGCAATAAGCCTATACCAAAACAAAACATGCCCCTCTCACAGCAAGAATTAGATGAACTACTTTACGGAGATTTCACACCGCCCATGACAGCCTCAGAACGCGCAAGGCTGATGGAAATGCAAAACCCCGCTGGCGCTTATGATGATGCGGGGGTTATGTCTTTGGAAGAATTAAAGCGTAATCCCGAAATTAGTAGGCCGCAGAGAAATTCGGTCTTTTACGATGAATAGAGCCAGCTTCTCATCACTCTTGAAAGGAGGATCAACAATGAATTATGGCAAAAAAAAACCTGCAAAGGTTGTAAAGAAAAAGAAAATGGTAAAGAAGACTAAGAAGAAAGCAATGAAGAGGGGATATTAATGCCAGAAAATAAAGACGTCACAATTCACGTTACTGGCGTAGCTATGTCAGGAGGCGTGAAGAATGACAGTCAGCGATCTGCTCCAGCAGATCAGAAAAAATCTGGAGACAAAACGGCTGGAAATAGCTGACGGTATGGCCTCTGGTCGGATGTCCGACTTTGAGGCTTACCAAAGAAATGTGGGTATCGCAGAAGGCTTAATGCAAGCGTCAGAGATTATCCGACAAACAATAAAAGACTTAAATGAAAAGGATGTATGACATGTCTCATCAACATGATGCAATATATACGGATGAAGAAACCAGTGCAACAATTGGCTCTCATCAATTACCAATTCCCATGAATTGGAAGGTCTTAGTTCAACCTAATCAGGTTAAAATGAAGACCGCAGGCGGTATCCTGCTTCCCGAAACCTCAAAAGACAACGAAGAATACCTAACCGCACACGGCACTGTCTGTGCGCTGGGCGATCTTGCGTATCGTGATCGTGATACGGGGGAACGCTGGAAGTCTGGCGTCCTACCAAAAAATGGTGATCGCGTGACCTACGGTAAATATGCTGGTCAGAAAATTGTTGTAAAAGGCGTGAAATTCCTTCTGCTGAATGATGACGAACTAACGTCAATTCTGCCAGATGGTGTTGAAGTCGCCGCTTATCTGGGGTGAACAGATGTCAGAACAAGGCAAAATCATGGAAGAAATCGAGGCCGAAATCAAATCGGCCAAGGGGGATGCAGAAGATTTTGAAATAGAAATCTCTGACGATCCCGTTAAGGAAGCCAAGGAAGAGGCTGTGGATGTTGCTGAAGAGGAGCCAGACTACGGCCCCAAAGTTCAGAAGCGCATCCAGAAGCTGGTAGGTCAGCGCAGGGAGGCTGAAATACAGGCACGTCAAATCCAAGAGCAAAACGCGCAACTGCAAAAGCGACTGGAGCGGCTAGAGCAGGGATCACAGCAATCTGCTGAAAAGCAGTTTAATGATCGATACGCTCAAACCAAGCAGGCGCTACACACGGCTGTTGAGGAGGGCGATACTGAAGCCCAAGTTAATTTCCAAGAGCAAATGGCCGACATGAGAGCGGCCATGCGCGTGGCACAGGCGCAGCAGCAGGGGCGTCAGCAGCAACAGCAGCAACGTCAGCGGCAACCACAACAACAGCAACCGCAACGCCAACAGCAGGCAGAGCCACCCGAAAAGGCTATGGGATGGTGGAAGCAAAATGACTGGTTTAATGCCCAAGGCTTTGAGCGAGAAACAGCGGCGGCACGGGCAATTGACGTGCAGCTTGATCTGGAAGGCTTCGACAAGAACAGCGACGATTATTATATGCAACTTAATGGTCGTTTACAAAAAGTATTTCCTGAGCTAAACTCAGGTCCAAGTCCTAAGCAGCGTCCAAAAGGTAGGTCTCCGGTCGCCCCAACTACAGGCGGGTCAGCAGCTTCAAAGACTAATCGTGTGCGTATGACGCAAGAACAACTTCGCATGGCTAGGGAACTTGGAATTAATGACGAACGTGGTCTCAAAAAATATGAAGCCGAAATTCGCCGTCAACAGAGGGATCAATAGTTATGTCTGAGAAAAGAAATGTTCGTGCAGAGCAATCACGATCTTCCATGCGGGATGACGAAGTTCGTCCAGAAGCAGCATGGAAACCACCATCACTTTTGGACGCACCAGAAGCCCGTCCCGGCTATGTCCAAAGGTGGGTCGCTACATCGATACAGGGTAAAGACACCCCAGACAACGTATACAAGCGTATGCGTGAAGGATGGGAGCCGCGCTCTGCTGAAACTGTGAAAAGTAAGTTGTTTCCGACTATCAATCACGGACAGTGGACAGGATCAATCGGAATTGAGGGTATGCTCCTCTGCGAAATGCCAAAGGAACGTCACGCTTCCATGAAAGCGTACTACCTTAACAAGAGCGATGAGCAAAATGAATCAGTTGTGGGTGAGCTTGATGCGCTTGGGCGGCAAAGTGGATTACCGATCCATCAGGATCGACAGTCTGAAACAAGTCGCGGCAGAACACTTTCTGCCATGAGCGATTAAAACTTTACGCTATAGGAGCGAAAAATGGCAAATGTAGACGCCGCATTTGGGTTCGTCCCAACTCGTCACATGAGCGGTAACATACCTCGCACGAATAGATACACATGCGCCAGTGGACTGGCTGAGAACATCTTCAAGGGTGATCTTTGTGTATTGATTAGTACAGGCTTGATAACCCCTCACACTGCAACAGAAACTAATAACATTGGTGTGTTTGATGGGGTATCGTATACCGCAGCAGACGGGTCATATGTTTACAGTGAGTATTGGCCGTCAGGCACAGTAGCCACTGACATCATTCTGTACATCTACGACGATCCAATGATTGTGTATAAAGCACAGTCTGCGGGAACTCCCGCTCAGACAAATATCGGCAACTGTGCTGATGTTGTCGCTGGGGCAGGATCAACTGTAACAGGCCAATCTGGTTTTGAATTGAGCGGAACAATGGCTGCAAGTGTTGCTACCTGCAAAATCATTGCGCGACATGACACTCCAGATAATGCCTTCGGCGCAAATGCAGTCTTGGAGGTGCTAGTTACTGAGCATGTCCTTGGTAGCAATGTCGCTGGTATATAAGGAGGGTATGAACAATGGCAATGAATAGAGCAAGTTTTGCGAAAACACTAGAGCCGGGTCTGAACACTCTCTTTGGACTTGAGTACGACCGCTATCCAGCAGAATACGAAGCTGTCTTTGAATCGAATACCTCGCAAAAGGCATACGAAGAAGATTTGCTTCTCAGTGGATTTGGCCTAGCGCCAACGAAAACTGAAGGTGGATCAGTATCCTACGACCAAGCAGGTCAGCAATGGACTGCGCGTTACCAGCACGAAACTATCGCCTTGGCCTTCTCCATCACGGAAGAAGCTGAAGAGGATGGTCAGTATGGTAGCTTGGCGTCACGGTACACCAAGGCACTGGCACGGTCGATGGCATCGACCAAAGAAATCAAGGCTGCAAACGTCTTGAATAACGCACAGACCGCTGGTGTAACTGGTGGTGACGGCGTTGTATTGTTGAGTGCATCGCACCCAACACAGAACGGCATTCAGTCCAACGTGCTTGCCACGGCGGCTGATCTGTCCGAAACATCACTTGAATCAATTCTTATCCAAATTTCGGATATGAAAGATGATCGTG